TGGAGCTTGAAATTCTATTTTTCCTATTACGTCATTTGCATTAATATCCGTTAGCGATGTAGCTAAAAGCAGTTTACCTGTACTAGTTGTAGCATCCGCAGATGCTCCCATAATTCTAAGTTGGTCCGCACTTTCATCCCATTCCATGTAGGCACCAGCAGAAGCACCAAAGAATTTTACATCTAATCCTGTGTCATCGACACCAACTGTTACTGTAGCATCTATTTGTACAGCACCATCAATATCAACAGCGTCTAAATTTGTTGTTCCGTCTATATCTGCATTGCCTGATATGTCTAAAGTTGCAGCATCTATTTCAGCTGGAAAAGTTACATTTCCTGAACTATCCCCTGCAATCCAATTAACAGTTGTTGTACCATCATAACTTGAGATTTTTAATTGTGCATCATCTGTTGCTGAAGCTGCATCAACACTACCAATAATTACATTTCCATCTCCTGTTGTAATATTCTGACCAGAATCACCTCCTAAACATATATTATAGGCACCACCAACAATAGAATCTCCTGCATCTTTACCCACTCCAGTGTTCATTATTCCTGTAGCTGCATTTAAAGCCTGATACCCAATTGCAACACAATAAGAAGCATTAAATTCCAGAGCATACGAACCAACGGCAGTATTTACACTGCCAGTAGTTGTTGTAGTCATGGCATTAAAACCTACTGCAGTATTATAATCTCCTTGTGTAATTGCTTTCATAGCAGTCGTACCAACTGCAGTATTATAATTAGCACTACTTAAAGTTCCTGTAGTTGCATGACCAACTATTAACGAGCTTGTAAAATTTGTTCCTGCAAGTTTAATAAAATCTGAACCACCAAGGGTATATGCGTCTGCTTCCATAGTTCCATCTACATCAACATCACCAGAAAAATCTCCTGTTGCAGCGTCTAATTCTCCAGAGATTGTTAAATTTCTACCACCAGTAATATCTGCACTAGAATCTAAAACCATCGCTTTACTTGCCGCTGCAGTACCTGCAGTAATACCATCTAAAAATTCTAATTCTGCTTCTGTTAATTCTGCACCTGAACCTAAAGTTAAAGTTCCTGTAACTGTTAAATTATCTGCAATTGTTGTTTCTGAAGTAGTATGTCCAATGGTAACTGCAATACCTGAAGTTTCTGTTGCAACTTTTAAAGCACCTACTGCATTTGTAATATATGAATTAGATCCATCGTGATAAAGAGTTAAATCTGTACCAGCACCTAATTTTAAAATATCGCTATCACCTAAAGCAACGTGAGTAGCAAAAGTTGCTACACCTGTTACACCTAAAGTTCCTGTTACAGTTGCATTATCTGCAATAGTTGTCTCAGAAGTAGAATGTCCAATTGTTAATGCAATACCTGAAGTTTCAGTTGCAAGTTTTAAAGCGCCAGTAGCATTAGTAATATAAGAATTTGATCCATCATGGTACATCAGCATGTCATTGCCAGTACCAAATTTAGCGTTGGCACTGTCAGCAAACGTTGCATGAGATCCTGTTAATACATTAAATGCATTCGCTGTCATTGTAAAATCATCAGCGCCTGCAATTTCAAAATCTATTTGATCATCAGAACTTGCTGTAATGCTTGTATCAGAATCAGCATCGAGGGTTAATTCATTACCATCTAAGTCATATCCTGCAGTAGATCCAATACCTGAATCAACCAAATTTGGATTAGAGGCATGATCAGCAGTAGCATAAAGAAGTTTTGTTCCTTTATCTGTTGCTGCAAAAGTAACACTGGACCCTGAACCAGAAACATATTTAAACTGAACTGTATAAGCACCGGATGTACCATTAACTACAATGTACATCTGTTGAACATCCAAAGGAATAGTTACAATTTGGTTTCCAGTAATTGTACCTGTAAATTTTATAATTCTATGTCCAAGAACTGCACCTGTTGATCCATCAGAAACAGATAGTGTTGTTGTATCAGCTCCACCTGCTATGTCTTGTTCAGTATAGCCACCGGAAATCTGTTCTATAATTTGTAAATTAGTATTAGTTGTTGATCCCCATGTACCGGCGTTTTCGCCGGTTGTCATTTTCTCTATACCTAATCCTGTATATGTTGATGCCATTAAGCGCTCCCTACAAATACTTCTACATCACAAGATGCTGTATCTGTATCAACTGTAATATCTGTTAAATCTGAAAGACCTGAAGCTAAAGCTGATCCTGCTGCCTTCATGGTATCTACAACGCCACCGCTATTATCACCTGGATAAATAAACGAGTGACCTGCATCTACTTTCATTCTAAATTCTGTATTGTCTTCATCTTTAAAAGTTAACATAATATGATTTGATGAATCTAAATTTGTAATTCTAATGTATCGTACATCGCCATTGTCAAATATTCCCGCAACATAACCTACTTTGTTTGCAGTGACTCCTACACCGCTAATTGCTGATATAAATCCTATAAGACCACATTCAGTTGTTGATGCCGTTACAACTCTTTTTACAACTTCATTAACACTGGAAATATCCAAAGATCTTTCCGATCCATAGTCGATGTTATTGAGTGTAATTGCTTCTTTGACTGATACTGTTAATGTTGCCATATTCTATCCTTACGGTGTCTGAGCAGGAACAGGTATACGAGGTTCACCATCCGTATAATCATCCCTTCTACGTCTACCTAGTTGTTCTCCACCAAACTTCTGTACTTCAGTCTGGTACTTCTGTTCATATAATTGTAGCATATCCATTGGACCTTTTAAATAACTAAATGCTTCTACCAAGCATGCATATAAAAGTCCATTTCCAAAATTTAAACTTAAATAAGTTGTCGTATTTGCTGAGCTTAATCCTACAGGTCTAGCATTGTAATGAATTTTGTACATAAAAGCTGAACTTGGCGTTGGCACAATTGTAATTCTCCCTGAGGACGTTGCTCCCGTTCCTTCCGCTCCTCCAGACATTGCATAATATTTTGGTGTTCCAGTAGTTGTTTCAGCTGTATCGTATTCTCTTAAATAAGAAATATCTTTCTTTTCTAACCAGCTATTAGTTCCTGTTGCTACAGATGTTGATTCATAGACCTGAATACCTCTTACAAATAAAGTTCCAGCTGGAGTATAAACATTGTCTTTTGAAGCAGTTAAATTACCTAGCATTTCTTTTCGATCTGCATCAATTGGAATTTCTCTTTGTATTCTAAGTTCTGAATTATCAATAAATTGATCAGTTATAGTACTCGATAATACAGAAGTAGTGACTTCCGTATAATTTAAAATTGCTGTTGTGAGTGTTGAATAAGTAAATCCTGCCATTATGCTGTCAAGGTTGCCGGACCAGCCGAGCAATTATTGCCTCCTCCTGATAATCCTCCACTTGTAGCAGTGTCTGTATCCACAGTAAAGTGATAGAAATCATTAGTATTAGTAATCGTGCCGCTTGAATCTCGTGTACCAACCGTGATCGAGTAGCCAGCAGCTTTTGCAATATTGGAACCACTAATCCCATCAAAGGTTGAAGGATTTTGATAAGCGTCTGAATCAGAACTTGTCCATACAGGACCTCTGAATCTTACAGTGTCATCTGTAGATCTTCCATGACTTTTTTCAAAAACATTTATAATTCCAGAAGACGCTGCAATAGTTTCAAAAGGATCAGGTCCTAATACTATAATAACTGTATTTTCAGTTCTTGCGGGTCTTGCATATCTTAAACCATGTCCTTCTGCACCATAACGTCTTGGCTTGTCTTGAGGATGTCGCGCTTCATATTCGGATTTATGAACAAACATACCATTCCATTCTCTAACCATTTCTCTATATGGAAATTCCATACCACTTCGATCTGATATTGCTTTAGCGTATTTTCCTCTTGCAAATGCCATAGTTAACCACTCGGATAATAAGATTCTGGAGTTATGTAAGTACTTGTAGAAGATCCATCTTCTGCCAGAGCTCTTTTTAATTCGTCTTCATATAATAATTTTAATTCTTGCACTCTTTGAGGTGCATATTTTTGAGCTAAATAAAACGATAAGCCTGATGCCATACAAGGTATAAATCTATATGGAACATCTGTTGCATCGGTATAAGTTGCATCTGCGTCTTGAATTCTTTTTACAAAAAACATATGAACAGCTTTTGATGCGTTAGAAGAATCGGGTGTTGGATAAATAGTTACAGTTGTCTTATCAACAAGTCTTTGAACAAAATATCTAGACGGAGTTCCCTTAGATAATTTATTAGCGAGTCCAGAATAAGTTGATCGATCTGTTTTTGTTAGAGCAGAATCAGCTTGATCAGTATCTCCTTTATTGGTTCTAAGTGTAGCCTCTAAAACATCTGCTATTCCATAAGTAGATGTTCCACTTGTTCCACCTGCAGTAACAGAACTTGTTGCATCACCTGATGCTCTATAAAAAGTATATTC